CGCTGCTACCGTGGGATCTACGCTCGGTGTCACCGGGAATACCACGCTCACCGGAGACCTCGCGGCCAACGGTAATACCACGCTGGGTAATTTCGGCACCGACACGCTGACTCTCAACTCGGACAACATCACCGCTCCGAATCTTTCGACCGTTACGGTTGATCTGGCCAACGATAAGGTGCTGATCACCGATGCGAACGATTCCAGCAAGGTGAAGCTGGTGACCGTTGGGTCGATCGGGATCAATTCATCCAACGCCCCACAGTGCGTTCAACAGGTTGCCGATGATCGATACAACTACACTGGATCACTCACTGGTCCTGGAACTGAGATCACCTCTGTAACAAGGTCGATCACTCCTCGGTCTACTTCGTCCAAGATTCTCGTCAGCATTGTCCTGAATTACTCAACACTGGTTAACGCCTCTCAATTCGTATTGTTCCGTGTAACCAGAAACGGAACCGAGATCGGCACTTCGATTGGCACAGGCCAGAAAGGCATTGCTTCAGGAAGCTACGAAGACGGAGAGGTCAATGCGATCAACAACACGAAGATTGAGTTCCTTGATTCCCCGTCATCGTCCACTTCAACAACGTACAAGGTTCACATCTTCACTCCGCTGTCGGTCACGAACCTGTACCTCAACTACGCGATAAACGGTGGATCTAGCTTCACAACGATCTCCACGATGACGCTCCAAGAGTTCTTCGCATGAAACCCTCCGAAGTAGCCCAAGCGGCCTGCGACAAGCTCTCGTTCACGGACTCGGCCACGCTCGCGTTGGCCAAGAAGTTCTGCATCCGTCGCTACTCGATGATCTGGGACTCGTGCCTCTGGAACGATACCCTCGGCGTCGTCTCCACCCCGGTCACCAACGGCCAAGAACTCGTCACCATCTCGCAGTACGTCACCGCGATGTACGCCTCCGGGACCGGTTACAACATGTTCCTCGACTTCCCGGTCGCCTCACGCTTCACCATCAGCGGTGAGAGCGATGGCATCGAAGTCCCCGCCGCAGAATGGGTCTCGTTCTTCCAGCTCGATCCCAACACTTGGAACAACGTCGATAGCCGCAAGTCCACCCCCGGCAACTTCGTTAACTGGACCCGCGTCCTCGGAGTCTCCTACGGCCAAGCCGGTGTTCCCCAGATCAAGCTCATCCCGACTCCGAACACCGACGGCACCCTGTTCATCCTGGGCAAGAAGCAGTCCCAGATGCGGCAGTTCGGCGAAGCCCAGACCATCTCGAACGACACCAACTTCGAGCTGCGCGGCGTCGAGAATGCACTGATGGCCTACACCGAAGGCGATCTCCTCGAATACAGCAGGCAGTACGGCAAGGCGCAGGCCAAGTTCCAAGAGGGCGCTGCTCAGGTGAGCATCATGAAGGACATGGAGCGTGGCCAGCAGCAGCAGATCAGCCGCATCATCCCGGATAGCCTCTACGACTACACGTTCCAGGACATCCTCTAATGCCTTTCCAATCCTCAGACGCGCTCGATGACCAGATGCTTCTGGATGGAAGCAACGGCTTCTCCACCGGGGTCATCTCTGCCACTCGTCCCGATGCCATTCCTGCCACGAGCATGGAAGAGGCCATCAACATGGACTATGACGACTTCGGCAACCTCGTCACGCGCCTCGGGACCATCTCGCTGACCGGCAACAGCGAATCGCGCAACTGGGAAGACATCATCACCAACTGGGAGTCCACCACTTCCAACTTCGCCAGTAACCTGCCCACCAACTCGCAGGTCTTCTCTGGATTCTACTTCGATACCGCGGCCTCCGAGCGCCTCGTCATCGCCGTTCTCAATCGGAACACCGGTGCCAAGAGCCTCTACTACGGATCACCCGGAGTCTCGTACAACATCATCAGCAGCTCGACGATCAACGACGCGTCACGGTTCGTCTACTTCGCCCAGCTCAACGACAAGCTGTTCTACGCAGACGGCTATACCGCGCTGCGTTATGTCACGAGCACCAACACCAACTCAGCGATCACTGCCGGCAAGATCAGCCGCATCGATGTGATCAATCAGGGTTCCGGTCACAGCTCGATTCCCACCATCACCATATCGGCTCCGCCCAGCGGTGTCACGGCTACCGCAGAAGCCAGAATCGGTGGGGACGGTGCCATCCTTTCCATCGTAATCACGAACCCCGGCAGCGGTTACACAACGGCTCCTACGGTTTCCATCTCGCCGGCAAACCAGTCCCACGCGGTCGCCTTCGTCTCGCTCGCAGCGCCCGCAAAGCCGCTCTATCTCACGACGCACACGAACCGCCTGTGGGCCGTGTCCGCAGATACCAGCATCCAGCCCGACACCCTCTACTTCTCTGATCTGCTCGATGGCGAGTCATGGGATCCGCTTGGCTCTATCCGTGTCGGTGGCGATGGCGATCCGATCCGCGGGCTCTACTCGTGGTTCGGATACAAGCTCCTCGTCTTCAAGGAACGCTCGATCTGGAGCGTGGATGCCGATCCTACGCAGGATCCCGCCGATTGGGTCATCACACTCATCTCAGGCAACATCGGCTGCTCCTCGCACCGCTCGATCACCGCTGTCGGTGCCGATGTCTTCTTCCTGTCCCGCGACGGCATCCGGTCGATGGCGCAGATCCAAGCGGGCACCCAGACCAGCGTCGGCCTCGCGCTCAGCAGCCCGATCAACGACCTGATCAGCCGCATCGACAAGACCAAGCTGGAATACTGCGACGGCGTGTTCTGGAACAACCGCTACTTGCTGGCCGTTCCGTTCGTCACCGCTGGACCGTTCTCCATCGGACTGGAGAGCGAGGAGGCGCTCCTGCTCGAATCCGGTTCGTCGATTGAACTCGAAGGAACCTTTAACCAGAACAACGCGGTCATCGTCTACCACTCACTGGCCCGCTCGTGGCTCGGTTACTGGGACAACTGGCAGGTCAACGACTTCATCCCCACCGCCTTCTCGAACTTCGGCCCTGTGCTCATGTTCGCCGGCGACATCATCTCGCTCAGTGAAGGTGCGGGCCAAGTCTGGTCGTTCAACGACTACCTGCCCAACACCCGCCTGAGCCCCGTGCAGCAGTCGGCATACCTCGATGGCGGTAGCGCGTATCAGTCAACGGTCATCACCAAGGCGTACAACCTCGGGGAACCGATCCCCGACAAGATCGGATACAGCATCCAGATCGCGCTCGATAACCCGTATGCTTCGAGCATCGGTGCTTCGCTCTCATACGCCACGAACATGAGCGGGACGTTCACTTCGATCGATCCTGCGATCAACATCCCGAGCACCCAGAAGTTCCTGGCGGCTTACAACCTCATCAGCCGAGGGCGTTGGAACAACATCCAGTTCAAGATCAACACGACCAGCGGAAGCCGCATGAGCCTCCAGTCCACGATCCTGTCCGGATTCGTCGATTCCATTCGTCCCCAGCAATGACCCCGCATCCCACAATCCTAGCCGCGGCCAAGCTGCTGAAGGAGAAGTGGCCCACTTGTTCCACGTGGAACGATGACCAGATCCTCAACTGGATCGGCATTTTCAATGCCAAACGCCAGATCGGTATCGTTCAAGACGAGAATGGCGAATGCTGCGGTGTGGGCGCTGTGCGGTTCCTAAGCTCTGCCGATGAGGCCGAGGATATCTACGCAGACGATCCCAATGGTCACATAGCGTGGATCGAGGTCGTAGCCACCACGAAGCCTATGGCCGTGCAGACGCTCTGGATGGGCATGCAGGCCATGTGCTCGGATCGCGTGACCAAGCTCGGCGGAATCCGCAAAGGCGTTTCCCGTTTGTACGATTTCGACAGGTACTTCAAACTTCTGATGAACAACAGGATTTGCTATGGGCGGAACATATAGGGCACCAGACATGGCGGCGGCTAACCGGGAAGCCGTTTACGCTCAAGCACAGACTTTCCCAATCCTCCGGGCGATCGAAACAGCTTCGAGGCTTGGAACTGAAGCAACGTATCCAGTATATGATGCTTCTGGAAAAATCATTGGTGAGCGCAAGGTTGATTTCACTGGCAAAGGTGACATCGATCTTACTAGAGAGACTGCTCGTGCTCTTGCGGCTCTTGCCCCAGAACAGGCCGCTGCTCAACTTAAAGCCGCTGAAGAATATGGCACCCGATTCGCGCAACAGCGCCGTGCCGAGCTTCAGGCTCTTGACCCTGAGCGGTATGGCACTGCTGCTGTCGATGGAAGACCTGGAACTCCTGGTCTCTATTCCCAGTTCCTGAGCGACATCGGCAAAGCTCCGATTGCTGAGACTTCTCCCACCGCTCCCACCTACGAGCGAGTGGGTATGCCTGCTGGCCCACAGGATACCGGATACGCTCAGTCCATCCGCAGCGACCTCGAACGCCAAATCGGAGCCGGTCTCGCTCAGGCTGGCACTCTCGATCCCGCGATGATCCGCGCTGCCGAGCAGGCCGCTCGCGCCCGTGGAACAGCCACGGGAAACATCCTCGGCAACCTCTCCGCTTTCCGCGAGGCCCGCGCCGTCAACGAGGCGATCGCCAACGCGGATGTGCAGCGCCGGCAGCAGGCCATTGGCCTTCTCCAGAGCGGTCAGACCACGAGCGATGTCGCCAATCGTCAGGCTCAGGAAGCGTTCAACAACATCCTCGCGGCCACCGGTCAGCGGAACACCGCGATGCAGCAGAGCTTTGCAGGCCAGATGGCCGCGCAGCAGCAACAGCAGGCCGGTCGCCAGCAGAACATCGCCAACATCCAGTCCGCCCTGGGGCTCCAGCCGATCGTCTCGCAAGCCGCCCAGCTCGGAGGTCTCCAGCAGGGCGCTTCTCCGTTCGCTGCTCCCCAGCTCATGCAGGGCATGCAGCAGGCTGGTCCGGGTCAGTTGCTCCAGACTGGTTCCAGCTTCGCTCTACAGAACGCCCAGAACGCGTTCCAAGCCTCGCAGGCTGGTTCTCCGTTGGCCATGATCAGTGGCATCACCGGTGGTCTCCAGAACCTCGGTCAGGCTTACGGGAGCAGTGGTTTCAATCTGGCTGGCGGCTGCTACGTGGCCCGCGAGTGCATCCCCGATCAGTGGGAGGCGTTCTACTTCTGGAAGGAACTTGTCGGTCCCAAGTGGTTCAAGAGTTTCTACGACAGCAATGCCGAGAAGTTCGCCAAGTGGCTCAAGGACAAGCCCAAGACCAAGAAGCTCGTGGCCAACTGGATGCTCGGTCGGATCAAGAGCCTCATCCCGAAAGCCTGATCAATGGCAACCGATACAGGATCCAACTACTGGTTGATCGGCGGAGGAGAAACTCCCGCTCCTCCGACCACTCTGCCTCCAGAGATTTCGGCGCTGTTCGGTCCTGTTACCGCGTCCGGATACGCTCAACCTCCGGTCGATCCACTGAGCTATTACTCACCAGAGCCTCAAGTTGAGGCATCGACTTATGCTCCCGGTGCTCCAACTCGTTGGACTGATGTTTATCGGCCAACCACGGACGTTCAGACTGCTCCGGTCACTCCCGACTTGAGTAGCGTGAACACGTTCAATCCGCTGCCGCAGGAACCCGTCACGCCTGCGGAACCGGAGCCCGCTGCTCCTCCTACCGCTTACGAGCAGGTTGCCGCGGAGGAACCCGAGGTCAGCGTCCTGCCCGATTGGATCAAGGAATACTACCTCAAGTACGGGAAGATGCCGATTTACACCCCTGGAACTCGGGGTGATTCCTACGTCCGCGAAGACGGAGCTATCGTCACCCCTGAAGGCACGACCAACATCCTCCCTCCAGGACAGGCTCCGACCATCACGCTTCCTCCTGAGAGCGTAACGACGACTCCTGCTCCTCAGACTCAGGTCATTACTCAGCAGCCCGTG